CAGAAACTACATTATAATTATCGTAAGCCAGAAGATTACTTCCTGAAGACTTTTGATAATACCTCTGACACATCGCCAACTCTTGCTGATAGTTGCGATATTCAAATGGCGTAGCAATCGTGCCGCGTTCTAACTGAACGCCTGTGACATACCATGTTGCGCCGTTGGTGCCGACAACTGATGTTGCGCCTGTAGCAGAACGATAAAAAGTAGAACCCCAAGATCCAGAAGTTCCACTTTGTGTTGCGCCTGTACCTAAAGACCAAAATAAACGAATACCAATCCCGTTGGTAGTTAACCAAGTGCCTGTTGTATCTCCTGCAATAGTGATAGTTTTTTGCTCCCAAGTATTTGCAGCCGATATTGAATAGGAGAAAACATAAAATCTATCTTGAGCAGAATTTGAAACAGACCCTCCAAAAGTGCCTGTCAAAGAACTTCTAACCCAAAACGATAGGGTCACGGTAGAAGCACTTGCAGTTCCCCAACTTAAATCTGGAATATTTAATCCTTCAACATAGTGCCTCAAAGTAAATGATTCGCTTGCACCAACTGTGTATGACGACAAAGATGTAAATAAAAGCGAGTTAATAAATCCGCTTGGTGCGGTGCTGGATTGTTGTGCTGTATATTTGCTTGCTACGTCACCCACAATTGCAAACCTATCTGTAACATAGGTTAAACTTGTTGATTGAGTAACGCTCGCCCCCGCATTACGCTGATCAATCACCATCGCGCCATTGATGATCTTGTTGCGCATGGTGTAGGGCGACGACATGACAGCCGTGCCAGCGAATGTGCCATTGCCGCTTGTATCAAACACAAGGTTTGTTGCAGACGATGATGCGTTCTGGAGGTTTGTGGCTTTGAGCGTGGACATATGATTATTCCGCAGGGGCTATGGTCAATTCGCCCGCTTCTACAAGGGCCATAATGTTAGCGTAATCGGTGTTGGCGGGGTCAAGCGGGACAAAAGAAGTCCCGCCGTTGATGTCAACGCGGATATTATTATATTTTGTATATTGAGCGTTGCTATACATGATTACAACTCCGCTGAAACAATCATTGAGCCGCTTCCACCAGCAGCAATAGAAACTCGCCCACAACTGCCGACAGTTAAAGCGCCCGTATTTCCAATTATCCCAATGAATGAATATGCCTGTGGCTGACCAGAACTAGGAGTAAATGAAGTTTGACCACCATTTTGAGTCCATTGGAAATTACCAGCAAAAGTTACGGTGGGAGATGCCCTCATCAACACAGGATTAACTTGTATCCAATAAGCAGTATTGGTTCCTTGTTGTGTAAAAATTCCAAATTGAGTTTCATAAGAGGAGTTTCCAAAAATTGTATAGCAATATCTCCGACACAGCGCCAACTCCTGCCCATACAGCTGCCGTTCAAACGGTGTGGCGACGGAGCCTTGTTCTAATTGGACGCCTGTAATTTGCCATGTCGCGGCGTTTGTTCCAACAACGGAAACTGCGCCAGTTGCTGAATATCCTGAAGATGATGTCCATGATCCAGCTGCTTGGCTGACAGATGAGCCTGCGCCAATACTAAACCACAAATAGGCAGCGCCAGCATTGCTTGCACCAACCCACGTGCCGCTTGTATCTCCTGTAATCGTAATAGACTTTTGCTCCCACGTGTTTGCTGAATTTATCACATAGGAAAAAGGGTAAAATCTTGTTTGAGCATAGTTACTTAAAGAGCCGCCAAAAGTGCCAGTTAAAGTGCTTTTTACCCAAAATGAAACAGTAACTGTTTTTGCGCTTGCTGTTCCGAAAGCAAAATCGTAAAAATTAAAACCTTCAATTGGTTGCATTGTAGCAAAAACTTCACCCGCACCAACGGTATATGCGCTACTTGATGTAAGTTTATTAGAATAGGCAAATCCAGAAGGCGCATCAGCTACTTGTTGTGCGGTAAATTTTGAAGCCGCACTCATATTAAAATTCCACCGATCACACCCGTAAGTTCCGGCAGGCGATGCAGGCGTCACACTAGCCCCCGCATTGCGCTGATCAATCACCATCGCACCATTGATGATGCGATTGCGGAGGAAGGACGAACCCATAACAACGGTGCCAGTAGTTGAAATGTCACCCGTTGATGTTGCTGTCCCCGTAATCGTTGGAGAAGACAAGGTCTTATTGCTAAGTGTCTGAGTTGCAGCATTGGTTGTAACTGTATCCGTTACCGCCGGAAGGGTAAGCGTGTTCGTGCCCGCTACAGCAGGGGCATCTACAATCACATAACCGGATGTCGAACCATTGAGTTTTAACGGCATGGCTTACACAATTGTCCACGTTGAACCAGATGGCACCGTGACAGTGACACTGGAGTTGATTGTTATCTGTCCTGCTGACAGAGCATTCTTGCTAGAAGTAATCGTGTAGTTTGACGAGATCGTCTGAGCATTCTCAATGATAGCACCTGTAACACTCAGTTGACCAGTTGTGTCCCAGCTCGGTCCACCAGTTGAAAGCATCCCGGGGGCAATCGTACCAGATGACACACCGACATAAAGCACGTCACCCAGCATGACACCGAAAAAGGAAGTGCTCGCTGCGGGGGCAGGATTAAATATAATCGTGCTCCCTGATACGGTGTAAGAGGTTATCGGCTCTTGGATGACACCGCCAAGAGAAATGATCAAAGCATTGGCAGACCCCGGCGTGACAGCCGTGGAAGAACTTGTCAGGTTGAAAGTTGTTGTTGATCCATTGAAGCCGGACGATATGTCATCCAGCTTCTTATACGAGCCGACAAGAGGTGGGTTGCCGATATAGCTCATGCTGTATAGCTCCCCGAGGCCGTAAACTTAATGATGGTGTTGCTACCAGACGTTGTGACAGTAGGAGACCCTGTAGTTGTCCCAGAATAGTTTGCCGTGGGAACGGAAAGAATTACAACGCCTGACCCACCATTACCACCTGACGCACTTGTATTTGCGCCGCCACCGCCGCCACTCCCCGTGTTAGCTGACGCGCTACTACCAGCGCCCGCTCCGTTATTTCCGTTGGCTCCGCCACCAGTGCCGCCAGAACCCGCTGACAAATTATAGCCAGCGCCGCCACCGCCCCCTGCATAAGTTACAGATGAACCTGTAATTGAAGACGCGGTTCCGTTGCCGCCATTGCCGCCCTGCCCAGCTTGCGGTTGGTTCTGCCCAACGGCACTTGAACCGCCGCCGCCTGCCGCGCCGTTACCTGCTGCTGCCGTTCCTCCGGCATACCCTTGTCCGGACGTTCCTGAACCAGCAGCTGAACCGCCACCTCCTCCAGAACCGCCTGAATATCCTGCGGTACCGTTTTGAGATGACCCGCCACCACCGCCGCCAGTTGCTGTGACTGAAGAAAAAACAGAATTGGACCCACTGGTTCCACGATTACTTGTTCCACCACCACCTGCACCAACCGTGATCGTATATACAGTCCCCGTGGTAATGTTTGTCGATCCTGTGAGATAACCGCCAGCCCCACCGCCACCGCCAAAGAAACCGCCGCCACCACCAGCTCCAGCAATTACAAGATAAGACGCGGAGTAGGTGACATTTAAAGGAGCCGTTAAAGATGCGGAATAAACAAGCCATCCTTGAGTAGAATCAACATACGTTAAGCTAAATGCTTCTCTATTTGTTACAGCAGCGTAGTTTGAAGTATTGCTATTTATCTTGTTACCATTCGGATTGATCGTAAGATTGTTTGATGCAAATGTGCCTGCATAATCAACAAATGTGATGACATCTCCAGCCGTAGGAGACGCAGGCAGATTTACTGTCACCCCGCCGGAAGTTGTATTTACAGGATAACCATTATTGGAAGACGCTGTGAAATTAGCCGTCTGAACGGCTTGCCAGACAACTCCCGGAACAGCCCAAGCACCGTCGCCCCTCAAAAACGTAGAGGATGATGCGGTACCGGTAGCACTTAAATTGGAAACAGAGATTGCTCCGCTAGAAACAAACCCTGATCCGATTTTGGTCTGTGCCATTACTCAACTACTTTCCAAGACGTTGTGGCTTCATCCCAATTGTAAATCTTGCCATCCGTAGGATACGGCACGGGAGCATTCCAAGTCCATGTTGCATTGTCCAATTCCCAAGATGCGAACGGCTGCGGGGCATAGAACACATCGTTCTGTGCATCGTATGTGAAACCAATGCCAGCGTAATTGCCGCGCAAAGCAGGCTTGCCGCTCGGCTCATTGCTATCTGGATTATAGTGGACGTTACCCCGTGTGTTGTACGAGGTTTGAAGCCACGTACCCGGTGAGCTATCGACAAAGGTTTGGAAGAACTCTGGTTCTGCCACGATGACCTGTGTCACCTTTCCATCGACTACTTTTGCAAAATGTCCCATGATTTCCTCTTATGCAGTGTATGTGCCTGAAGTTGTGAATGTGTGGTAATAATAACCACCAGAAGATGTCACGGTGCCACCCGTACCCTTTTGGGTAGTACTTTGATAGCGGATGATAACAATGCCAGAACCGCCGTTGCCGCCGTAATATGTGCCACCGTCCTTACCTGTTCCACCTCCGCCGCCACCCGTATTAGCAGTTCCGGCGGTTGCATTTCCAAGTGGATTACCTGCTCCTCCGCCGCCTGAACCACCACTAGCGCCAGATCCAAGATTGTCGTTAGACCCGCCCCCTCCGCCAGCATAATAAGTGCCAAGTGATTGCCAATTAAGCCCGTTTCCACCATTCCCCGGACCTGTAGTATTACCTGCCTGAGAGGCTCCCCCACCGCCTCCGCTACATGTACTACCCCCTAAAATTGTTTTATCTCCTCCGGCGTATCCTTGACCCGCTGTCCCAGCCCCACCAACAGGGGTTCCTGTTGTGCCACTGTTTGCGCCGCCACCTGACCCGCCAGATGCGCCATTTTGTGGGACGCCTGTACCAGCAGTGCCTGCGCCTGCTCCGCCACCCCCACCAATTGCAGTAGCTAATGAGCCTAAAACACTATTGTTTCCATTATTGCCGGGGGCCGCGCCAGAACCTGTCGCAGTTCCACCTGCGCCAACTGTAATAGTATATGCCGTACCGGGCGCAAAAAAGGATGAACCAGCTAAATAACCACCAGCTCCACCTCCACCGCCGCTATAATACGATGCACTATCTGACCCCCCAGCGCCACCGCCAGCTACAACAAGATAATCAATTGCATAAATTGAACTGCTAAAATTGATCCATGCCGCAGTATTCGGATCGTACCACTCTGGATTACCTGTAGTTGTATTCATTCGTATCATGCCTTGGGCAGGACTGCCGGGTCTTTGCGCGGTGGTCCCTTTTGGAAGCATGAAATAATCGGTCGCTGTATTTGTCTGACTAGACACAGCAGTAGGAGTAATAACCCCCGACGCTACTTTGGCGGCAGTAACCGCACTATTGTTGATTTTTGCAGTTGTTACTGCACTATCTGCAATATCAACCGTTTGAACAGCATCAGTTGCAAGCGCAGTCGTATCAACCGCGCCTGCACCAATTTGGGAAGACGTTAGAGGCGTTGAGGGAGGATAGTTACCTTGATAACCCATCGGTCATCCTCACGTAATTTCAAGCAATGACACAACAGCATCTGCTGTACCCGATGCTGTTACAACCTGTGCACGAATATAGTTTGCTGCTTCAAGTACCACTTTCTGATCACCCCCAACAATCACGATGGATGAGCCGACAGGAACAGGAACCTGATAAGCAAGGTAGTAAGAACTCGCACCCTTCACAACCTGCACGTTTACCGTGATGCTTGTCGTATAGGTGTTAGCGAGCGAAAAACCAATGATCGTTGTCTGCGTTGCAGAAGGAGCAGTGTAGACGGTGGTATAACCACCACTCGTGATCGCCGCCCCAGAACTCTTGAATGTATTTGCCATGTCTTACCCCAGAGCGATTGCCAGAGCCACAGCCGTTCCGGCAGGGTCTACTTGAAGACTTGTTTGTGCACCTGCTACCGTTGTAGCACCAGTGCCGCCATACGCAATTCCCAAAACACCAGACGTGATGTTTGATGCAGAGACAGATGGTGCAACTGTGGAAACAGCGGTTAGTTGACCTTGAGCGTTTACAGTAATTACCGGAATAGCCGTAGCAGAGCCATAGCTTGTTGCGGTAACACCTGTGTTACTAATGCTGAAGGTTGTGCCAGCAAGGCTCAAGCCTGTGCCAGCGGAGTATGTGATCGGCGCAGCAAACTGCGTAAATGTCAGGGCCGTTGTGCCGACGGTAATTGGAAGCGGTGTCTGCTGAACCCAAGACGTGTTGGTGTTTGCTGTGCCAGATAGAACAAGAACGAAGTCGCCCTGATCAATCTCATTGGTTCCTGTGCCACTGGTGTCATAGTCCGTGGCACGGGTAAGAACCCATTTTGCAGCACCACTACCGACGGCTGTAACGGTATAGACACCATTATAGGGGGCATTACCCGCCGTTTCATTCTTGACAAGGATACGATTGCCGACCGCCGGAGTGCTGCCGTCTACTGTCAGCGCACCATTGACGCTCGCTGTAAGGGTCGCACCGACACCACTTGTTCCATTGTTGTACACATACGCTGGCAGCGTAGTTGCTGTTGCGTAGTTACAGGCGGCGTGGAAGTTCAGGCCCTGTGCGACCGAATCAACGTAGTCCTTATTAACAAGATCATACGCACCAGTGGGGACCGTAACAGTCGTACCACCTGTGATGACAGGGGAAGTCAGGGTTTTATTCGTGAGCGTCTGACTTCCTGTCAGTGTCACGACATTGGCGCTGGTGCTCAAGGTACCGGCTGACAGGGACAACTCACCGCTTACAGAAATCTCTTCCGCAGAGCCGGTCCCTGCGGTTGTACGGCCTAAGAGCCTATTTGTGGCAAGCGTTAAGTCGTGTTCATCGTTCCAGTTTGATGGCCTGACTATACTAGTGTCAGCATCATCCGGTACGGAACTCGTAAACTTGTGCTTGAGTGAAACGGTCATGTATCATCACGCGATACGAATGATGGCGTTACTTGCGTCTGCTGCCGGGAACACGATGGTGAATGTACCTGCCGAAGCCGTCTTGTCAGAACCAAAGTCCAACACGACAACCGATGGGTTGGTGTATGCACCGCTGCTCGGCGTTGTGTTGTAGATCAACGCGCCGCGAGCCGTGAACGAGGCTGATGCCCATGACGTGTCAGCAAAGTCAGTAAACGCCGTCGTGCCCGATGATGTCGGGCTGATGCGGGTCAAGGTATTGCCGCCTGCCGTGTAGGCCGAGCCTGCCGTATTGGTCGTTTCACCAGACGTCGTATACGCCGTTGTGGAAGCGTCCAGTGTCGCGCTGTTTGTGTACAGGGCAATCTTGAACGTGTCACCGCCTGACAGCTTGAAGTCGTGGACGGCTTCCAGAAGCTGCTGCTTGAAAGACGTACACATATAGTTACCGGAGAATGCCATTATTCTCTCCTTATCCCTGCAACAATTGGCTGGCGACGGTCGATCTATCGCACTCAATAGCCTGTTTCATGTAGTAGAGTATAACCTGCTCGACCTGTTTTTGAAAGGCTCTTGCCTGCTCCGCGATAACCGGCGGAGCCGTGTCAGAGACCTGTACAATCTTCTGTGCAGCTCGGTTTGCCCAGAACTCCGGCGGGTGGCCCCCATTAGAGGATGCCACGACATCAACAGAGATTGTTGGTATTTGGAGTGCTTGAGTAAACATTATGTAGCCTTAACACGGATGAGGCCGTCACGATAAGCGTCCACATCCTCACGACCTTCGCCGTAATTCTTGAGACGTGCCAGAGCCTCGTTAAAACGCTGGGTATAGGTATTGATCAGATCCTGCTCGCCCTTCATGAAGATATACGCTTCAACAAGGCAGCCATAAAGCAGGGCTTCCTGAGCATAGTTACTAATCCACGTGCCGCCTGTTTCCACCGTCAGGCTGGCCGGACGGTAGAAATAGTGCAACTCAACAGGATAAGTGCTGTTTGGAACAGGAGCCAGAATAAAGTTGTTGATGTCAAAGAATGCGTAATACTTTGGAACACCTGTGGCCCCTGTTGGGTTGTATTCCTGAAGATATTCAACGTCTTTTTGCAGCAAGAAACTGGTTGATCCGTTCGCCGTAACCGACAAACTGAACGCATTCAAATAGTCAGAAGGTACAGCCAAGTACTTGTTACCATTAGTTAAATTGGCTGTCTGGTTCTTGCGGAAAACTTGGAGGTCAACATTAAACAAGATCCGTTCTTCCGTATTCAGGATGAACTGATTGATGTTGTCGTTGAATGCGGTCTCGCTGTATTGGGTCCAATCCTTAATGGCTTGAACCAGCGTAGCGTATGTCCATGCCATCAGGTGATCTCCACAGTAACAATCCCGACCTGAGTAATTCCTTGAAGCAAGGAATTTTGCAAGAACGGAAATTCTTCATCCCTGACCGGCACGTCCATAGGCTCCTTACGAGAAGGTCTTGGCTCATACAGAGCCTGCGGTTCAGTCGGAGGATAGATCGGCATCAACTGCGGGTGCTTGGTTTCCCAGCACTCCGTGCATGTCTTAAGCCCATTCCATTCCTTCTTTAATTCCAAATACTTATACTGGAACCCGCACCGGTCGCACAAGGCGATAGCGCGAGAACCATAGGCAAACCGTGTCATGACAGCACACGATAGGAGCTTCTTCCCGGAGTCAGGTTCAAAGCTGCCCTATCCCTGTCTTCAGATGCGGCGCGAGCAAACTCCTCGTCATACACAGCCTTCAAAAGCTGAACACGTTCTGGAGCCTTCTTGATTGCCAGATAGTAAGCCAATCCGGCGGCAAGGCACGGATAGAAACGGAACGGCATTTCCATTGTATTTACGCCAGCCGACGCATCATCCAGACGAAGAAGCTTTGTAAGGATAAGGCTGTAGGTATTGTCCGGCGTAGGCCAGACATAAACTACTGGGGAAATCTGGCGATCAATAAAGTACTGTACCGGACGCCCACGAGTCAGCTTGTTTGGAATATTGTTGTAATATTCACGGCTGACACGTTCCATCGTGAGATCATACTGCGACTGTGTCCCCTGACCGTTTGGAAAACGGCAGATCGATTGGATAAAATCGATTGTCGTCGGGGACATCGTGTAGCTGTTTGTTCCCGGAACCATCGGGAGCGTTTCGTTCTCAATGGTCCACTGGTTCAAGCCACGATTAGCCCAATCAGCCAAGACAAGGTTAAGGCTACGACGAGCTGTCCGCTGGTCGTAACCTGTCCTTACCTCAATGCCGCAACGCTCATACGCCTCTTCGATATACTCAGCGACGTCAAGCTCAAAGGACTTCGTCCCTGAAGTTGTCATTACATGCAGCCTTTAGCCCGTCCGCCACCCTTGAGCGCGATACCCATGCCGCGAGTAGCAATACCGCCGCCACGGAGAGCAATGCCCTTGCCCTTAACAGCAATACCGCCGCCACGCATCTTGTGTTCGGCCTTTTCCATTGCAGGAGACTCTTTTGCCTCATGCTTTTTCATGGCAGCCTTTGAAGCGTACATTTCGCCGCTTCCAGCTTCCTTGATCATCTTACCTTTAGCCATTTTCAACTCCTTTTCGTCTGCAAGCAGATCCGTTGTAATCCCAGACATCAGTACATTTTCCCTCTGCCGTAGCCCTTAGAAGCGCAACCAGTGCCGCGAACTATACCACCTTTTTTATATCCTGCTTGTTGCTTTGCTCTTTCGTAA